GGCAGCTCTTGATATCCTCTCCTCTGAACATATAAAAATAATAAAGAAAAAGATTCAGAAGGGTGAAACATGAGTGTTTTAGAAAGTTTAATTGAAGTGAGGCTCGGCGAAGAGGATGATTTCCTAAAAGTTCGTGAAACTCTGACTCGTATCGGCGTGGCTTCTCGTAAGGACAAGACTCTTTATCAGTCTTGCCATATTCTACACAAACAAGGCAAATATTATATCGTCCATTTTAAAGAGCTCTTTGCTCTTGACGGTAAACCTTCAGACTTCTCTGAAGAAGATAAAGGTCGAAGAAATACAATAGTCAAGCTTCTCTCCGACTGGGGATTGATCGCTGTTGTTGATCAAGAAAAGATCACAGAGCCTCAGACTCCATTGAACCAAATTAAGATCCTTCCATTCAAAGAAAAAAATGAATGGAGTCTCGTGACAAAGTATAATATAGGAAGAAAAAAATGAGCAAGCATGTAAAATTCGTAGAGTTCATCAATGAGACTGGCGGTAAGTATCTCGTTAACGTCGATCTCCTAATCGGTGTCGTTGAGCATCGCGGCAAGGTGATGATTCGTACTGTCGACGATCGCGGATCTGATACCATTCTCGATACCATCGACGAAGTTGTAGAGAAGCTAGCAGCTCTTAACGACTAATAACTCCTAAAGTTTTTAAAAAAAATACGCTCAGATTAATTTCTGGGCGTATTTTAGCATGTACATTATTTCGAAAACAGGGTATCCTGGGTATATGATGATGAAAGGAAATATTGACATGCTTACGCTCTCTGATATCAACACTCTCACCAACTCCAAGGACGGTGACATCTACTCGGACCTTTACAAGGACGTGTACGGTAGCCGTCCTCGTTACGCACAGTTTCGTGATCTTGAAGAATTTCAAGATGACTATGACTTCCTCTGCAATAAGCTTGACGAGCAGCTCGAGCAGCAGCAAGTCGAGCAAGCTCGTAACTTCGTTGAGTTTGTTGCTCGTGTCGAAGAGACGATGCAGATCGTCGAAGGTGCCACTCGCGAGCGTGCCATCGAAATCATCGCCGATGCCGAAGGTATCTCCGAAGATGAGTTCGATTTCTATGGTCTCGAGATTCTCGAGTATCGCTTCGAACTCAAGTTTGGATCGATCTCACGGTGGTTGTCTGAATGATGGCCACTCTCGAAGACTTCTTTTCACCTGTCGAGGATCCGATGGTCAATGAGATACAGACTCTGTCTGAGAAGATCAGGCAGCGTCGTACTCAGATGCTGATACATTCCTATCTCTACTATGTGATGGATGAGAACGTTATCGACGACCATAAGTGGCAAGTATGGGCCGATGAGTTAGTCGAGTTGCAGAAGCAGAGGAAAGATATCGGTTTCTATGACGAGGCCTTTGCTGACTGGTCTGGTGCAACTGGTACACATTTACCGTTTGATAAGTGGGTTGTTGATCGAGCCAAGTGGCTCTTATATTATAAGGAAAGAAAATGAGAACTATCTATAAGTATCCGCTAATTATTGGTTTTAATGGCATCTCTCTTCCATTGGAAGCAGAAATTGTTCACATCGGCATGCAGCACGGTCAGATTCAAATGTGGGTCGAACAAGATCCTACTCGGCCGATGACTCAACGTCAGTTCAACGTTTATGGCACTGGCCAGCAAATCTATAACAACAACGAGCATCACCTCGCGACGGTCGTGTTGGGCGATTTTGTTTGGCATGTTTATGAAAATATTTTCATTTAACGGTGTACAAATATCAGAAACCGGTGTAAGATGATATTATCAGTTGAAAGGAAATATATAATGACTCTTACCGTTGAACAAATCGAATCGACCTTCGCTGCGCCTACCGAAGGCCTTGCCGATAGCTATTACCCTGTTCTAGCCTATTGGATTCCGATCGCAAAACTCGAAGAAGTCCGTGCTGCCTATCGTGCCGCCAATACGACTATCCGTATTCGCTATCGTGGCCCTCGCACCGTTTCTGTCGGCCGCGAAATGTCTCGCCCAGATAAAACTACTTATCTTCGTTCGCGTCATCGCGCGATGCAAGATTGTCTGATTGCCGATGCTACTCATTTCACTGTTTATGACTACACCGCGCGATGAATTAAATATATAGTATACTACGGAGGTGAATATGGAAGTTGAATTGTTTACATTTCCTACAATGGAAAATCCGAAGGCTGTAGAAGATACATTCTGTGATCTTCTGAACGCAAAGCGTAGAGGCGAATCTCTTCCAGTCGAAGCACTCGATTGGATGGATACTGCCAACAACTGGTTATTGGAGTCGAAGTAATGCCAAATGAAGCAAAAGGTGGTACGTTTGCACCAGCAGACATGGAGTTGCTCAAGCGAGCTCTTCATTATTACAAGGATATGCTTACACGTATCGAGGAAAGCGAACGTTCGCTTTCTCCAGAGTTGACGCAGGTAGCCAACCTCCTTCATCGAATAGGTCGTATCGCCTAAAGTTAATGCGCCGTTAGCTCATCTGGATAGAGCGCGAGCCTAACTTTAATATTTTTATAAATACTAGTAAGCGCCTATAGTGAAACCGGATATCACAGTAGTCTTCTAAACTTCTAGTCCAGGTTCGAGTCCTGGTAGGTGCGCCATTATAAGGTGTCTAGTGTGTTAAAAATATGTAAACATTGTAACTCCTCTTTTGAGGTTTCAGATAAACCAAAAGGTTGGATGGCTAATCATTCGCGTTGGTGTGATTCAAATCCTAAAAGATTTGAATATGCAAACAATATGGATAAAGCTAGATCTAGTATTACTAAAGACAGCCGTATAAAAGCTGCGAAGTCAATTAAAGCTTTACATGAATCTGGAAGATACGATCATATAGATCATAAAACTTTTTTAGGTAAAAAGCATACTGACGCATCAAAGATGAAAATTAAAGAAAAAGCATTGGCTTCTAAACATAGAAGACTTCGTAAAGGTATTGTAGAATATAAAGGAATTTTATTAGATTCATCTTGGGAATTAGCTTTAGCCAAACGTTTAGATGATCTAAACATAAAATGGATAAGACCTGATCCAATTGAATGGAAAGATACTGACGGAGTAATACACAATTATTTTGCAGATTTCTATTTAACTGAATATGATTTATACTTAGATCCAAAAAACCCACATGCTATTAATGTACAAAAACAAAAATTAGATATATTACTAAAACAATATAGTAATATAAAAATAATACCCTCATTAGAGGAATGTAATAGTTTTAATATACTCCTGTAGCTCAATGGTAGAGCGGTGTCCTTATAAGGCATGACGGCCAGATTAGCCGACGATGTAGGTTCGATCCCTACCAGGAGTACCAGTTTTTTATTATGGAGAATGTGATGTTTGAGAAAGTTCCTTACGGTGTGAAAGTACGGGTTCGTGGTAATGAGCAGGCTGGGTTTATTGCAGAGTATGTAATCTGCCCCTATCGTTTCTTGTCGTTCATGGATAATTGGAATCTTATAAGTCGCTATACACATACTCCATTTACGAAACACGGCACCTTTCCAACCTTGGAACTTGCTAAAGAAGCTGCCATGACTAAGTATGATAGTTTGATTAATCATTTCAGACACGATGAAGAACAAAAGAAGATTGCCGAAGCACAACGTAAGGTTGTTTGGAAGCATCCATAATTAAGTCACGGTGGCAGAGTGGTCCAATGCACAGGTCTGCAAAACCTGAAAGCCGCGGGTTCGAATCCCGCCCGTGACTCCATTTTTGAGTACGTAATATGATTGAAGAAGCAAAGCAAGCAATTCTCGATTCGAGTCAGAGTTCATCAATCTATATTGGCTGTGACTCAATTCGTTTTCGAAAGAATAAACAGTGGTATGCCAAGTATTCTACTGTGGTAATTATCCATATGGATTCGAAGAAGGGCGGCCGACTGTTCCACACCTCAGTCGACATGCCTGACTATGGTAACTTGAAGCAGCGTCTACTAATGGAAGTGCAGCTTGCTGTCTCAACCGCTACAGAAATTATTGATGTAATCGGCGATCGTCACTTCGAGATCCATTTGGACATCAATCCAAACCCAAATCACAAGTCAAACGTTGCTGTCAAAGAAGCGCTTGGTTGGGTAAGAGGTTCACTTGGTATGGATGCCAAGATCAAGCCTTCTGCTTTTGCTGCTACTCATGCTGCTGATCACGCTGTACGTCATTTAAATTGAAAATAAACATGTACAATTAAGCGTGAATCGTGTAGAAGGGTATAAATAAGAGTTCATTGGTCTAGTAGCTCAGACGGTCAGAGCACTCGCCTGTCACGCGAGAGGTCGAGGGTTCAAGTCCCTTCTAGATCGCCATTACATTCGGAGACGTTGGTCTTGTTGATAACCGAATGGTACGAGTAACAAGCTAGGCGGGGTTCGCATCCGTTGCTAAAAACCTAAGCGAACAACAATTTGTGTCGGTGTGTTGTAACGGTAACATGCAGGTCTCCAAAACCTTGCGATCCGGGTTCGAATCCTGGCACCTTCGCCAGTTTGTTCTTTCTCATTGTTGTTTGCGTCTATAGCTCAGTTGGTAGAGCACACGGCTGATAACCGTGAGGTCGTAGGGTCGGAGCCTACTAGACGCACCAATGGAGGGTGCTGAGGTTGGCTCCTCACACAGTCTTGAAAACTGTAGTTACCGAAAGGTAAATGGTTCGATGCCATCACCCTCCTCCAATTTTAATGCGGAAGTAGCTCAGTGGTAGAGCTTCTCGTTGCCAACGAGATGGTCGGCGGTTCGAATCCGCTCTTCCGCTCCATGGCCCGGTCGTCTAGTGGCTAGGACACTGCCCTTTCAAGGCAGAGAAGCGGGATCGAAACCCGTTCGGGCTACCAAGTTTGGAGTATATTATGAATTTTGTGATACCAAAACATATGAACGGCGAGCAATCTAAATTGGCTGCCAAAATTGTGATGGCAGAAAGAGATATCGAATTAGCCAAAGCAAAGCTCTTTGGCGCTAAAAATCGATGGAATAGATTATATACGGAACGTGGGCAGGACGGTAATGCAACGCACTGCTAATGCGTACAACCTGTAATGGGTTGACAGGGTTCGATTCCCTGACGTTCCGCCATATGGAGTCGTGGACACGTTAATGGTCGATCGATAACAAGAGAGGGTGTCTTTCTGCGATTGGCAACTCCGCCAGTTTACGTGGTTTGTTTGCATAGAAAAGAGATGAGGCCGACCTCATGTAACCCCATCGAGCAAACAGTAATACAGAGCAGCGGGGACTGTTCCACACCAAGTTGAGGGTAACGCTAGGGCGTGATTAGACGGTGTCTGCGTAGCGGATGTCGTGAGGTGCTGGGCAATCCCGGCGGGGTCTAATCAAACAGTTTATGGTGGTCGAGGTGTTAATGGATACATGCCGGTTTGTGATACCGGAGTTGCGGGCTCGATACCCGTCGATCACCCCATGGGGGTATAGGCCAATTGGTTAGAGTCAGCGGACTTAAAATTCGCACAGTGTGGGTTCGAGTCCCACTACCCCTACCAAATTATTTTTCATACCGTGCATTTTTTAGTGTACATTTTATCATATCTTTGGTAATATGAATAATAAGCTAAAGGAAATTGTTATGATTCTCAACCGCGAAGAAATGATTGCCGACATGGTTCGGTTGATGCGTAAAGCCTGCGAAGAAGCAGGCGCTGATTATGATGAATTTGTGGCAGCATTGGATAATGCATTTGATGCTCGTTTTGAAATTATGGAGATGTGATATGGAAATATTTGCATTATTAGGTGAATGGGATTACGAAGGTTCGGTGCTCCTTGGCGTGTATGCGTCGGAAGATGAAGCACGGACTGCCCACGGTGTGTACACTCGTGATGGCGATCGGTTCATCCAGCGTTACTACGTCGAGCGTCGGACGCTCGGTGCACCTGTAGATTCCGATGAGTATCGGATCTACATCGGTTAAATTTTAACGGACGATTAGCTCAGTAGGTAGAGCAACGGGCTTTTAACCTGTGTGTCCTGGGTTCGAGCCCCAGATCGTCCACCAGTTTTTGAAAGAGTATATTATGAAATACGAAGATTGGATTTTACTTCCATTACCAGAGTCCCCTCTCGTACCGAACAAAAAGTACAGAGGTAGTAAAGTGACTTGGTCTAGTGGTGCAATAGCATACTTTTGGGTAATGTATCAGTTTTAATTTTATGGACCATTAGCTCAGTTGGTAGAGCGCGGGACTCTTAATCCTTAGGTCGTAGGTTCGAATCCTACATGGTCTACCAGAATTATCCGGTATTCTAGAACCTACCGGAGAGACCTATGCCAGACTAACAGACGGGGAACGCTGGCGAATATCGGATTCCTTACCGCAAAGATCAATGGGGTTAACCGATAGGGTGTATAGAATAAGGGTGATTAAAGTCGATAGTTTCGGCAGTCGGTCTGTAAAACCGATCCGTAAAGGGAGTGGAGCGTAACCACAGTCACCCACCACTGCCCCTTGGTGTAATTGGCAACACGTCGGATTTTGATTCCGAAAAGTCCAGGTTCGAGCCCTGGAGGGGCATCCAAATTTTTTTGTGTACTTTAATTTAGAATGTATATATAGAATACTATAACGGGGATTAGCACAGTCTGGTCAGCGCGCCTGCTTTGGGAGCAGGAGGTCGTAGGTTCGAATCCTACATTCCCGACCACTTATTGCCCTTATAGCTCAGTTGGTAGAGCGACGCACTTGTAATGCGTAGGCCCGGCGTTCGAGTCGTCGTGGGGGCACCAGAATAAAGCGGGCTTGGTATAATGGTATTACGCTAGCCTTCCAAGCTGACGACACGGGTTCGATTCCCGTAGCCCGCTCCAGAATATGACATGGTAGCTCAGCGGTAGAGCGACGGTCTCATACGCCGTTGGTCGATGGTTCAAATCCATCCTGTGTCACCAGAAATTGGGGGATTAGCTCATTCGGTAGAGCGTCTGATTTGCATTCAGAAGGTGAGCGGTTCGATCCCGCTATCCTCCACCAAGGTAGGCTTCCTCTGCTGAACCCCGAGAAGTTGTGCGGAAATAATTTGCAATACATTTCTTCACATGGGAAGATACAGCGTCCGGACGTAATGTATCAAGGCACACTTAGGAAGCCACTCGCCTTTGTAGCTCAGTTGGTAGAGCAGTGGTTTGAAGTACCACGTGTCGGCGGTTCGAATCCGTCCGAAGGCACCATGCTCCAATGGTGGAATGGTAGACACGCTAGTCTTAGGAACTAGTGCGCAAGCGTGGGGGTTCGAGTCCCTCTTGGAGTACCAAGTTTAATGCCCGATTAGCTCAGCGGTAGAGCAGATCCTTTACACGGATAAGGTCGGCGGTTCAATCCCGTCATCGGGTACCATGCCCTCGTAGCTCAACTGGATAGAGCACTTGATTACGAATCAAACGGTTGTAGGCTCGAATCCTACCGAGGGCACCATTTATTTTTAGCCGAGTGCGTTTTTTGGTGTACAAATTATGCATTATGTTGTAGATTGAATAATAAGAAATGGAGATTATAATGACTAATTCTGATTATTTGACTATGGCTGAAAATCGTTTCGCATCAGTTCAACGTTACTTTCCTAACTCTTCTGAGTTTAATCGGTTGTTTAATATCATTCTTGATATGACAAGCAAGATGTCACCCGAAGAACGCGATATGCATAACGCAAAGAAGATCGAAACGCCTACTGCGAAAGCTGCTCGCTTGAAAGAAGAACAGCGAGTGCTTGATCAGATGTCAATGAATAAAGATAGCAACAGCATATAATAAGGAATATATAATATGATTAAGAAAGTTGAACTGCATATCAGCGAACATGTTCTCGATGAGGATAATGGTCCAGGTGAACAATCGATTAATGCCAATCTTTACGTTCAAGGAATAGGTGCAACTCCTGCCGAGAAAGCAGCGATTCGCACCATCATGGATGCGGCTAAGTTGTATATCAATCAAGAATTAAAAGAGTTAAAATAAAGTTTATTCCCTAATGGCGCAGCGGTAGCGCAGTTGACTGTTAATCAATTGGTCGGAGGTTCGAATCCTTCTTAGGGAGCCAGTTATACGGCGGGATATCTTTACAGGTAAAGCTGGTCTCCGTAAGTCCGTACATCCTGGGTATGATGTGATAACTGCCCACCACAACAACAACAAAAGGTGTAAATGTATGAAAAAGTATCTCGCTTCTCTTGCTGTCGCAGCTGCGTTTGTAGCTACTCCAGCCATGGCAAATGATTTTGCTGGTGTACGCGCAGAAGTTACTGCAGGCCTAGACGATGTAACTGGCGGTGTAGACACTACCGATGTTGCATATGGTGCTGCTCTTGGTTATGACCTACAATTTGGTAAGGTTGTTATTGGCGTAGAAGCCACCGCTGCGAATGTTTTTGAACGCGCTGATCTTGGAGCTGCTGCTCGTCTTGGTTATGCACTTAATAAGAATGTTCTTGCTTATGGTCGTGTAGGTTATACCGATCTTGAGCGTCCTCAAACTTGCACACCTGCCGCTGGAAATCGTCCAGCAGTTTGTCGCAATGCACCTAACCTCGACGGTGTGACTGTCGGTGGCGGTCTTGAAGCCAGACTTGCGGGACCAGTTTTCACTAAGGTAGAATACCGCTTCACCGACTTTGCTGGTGCAGTTGGCCGTCATGGTGCATTGGTTGGTGTAGGCGTAAGGTTCTAATTAATTTTGCTCTTGATCTGGGACACGGACGGCGTGCATTGAGACTAAGATCCGGCCATGAGGCTGGTACGCAGGGGAAGATCCTGCAGAGCAAATAAGATATCACTGTCGACGGACGGTGTAAGAAGTGTGACTGAATAATCCCCTCGTCAGTGGGGATAAGGTAGACTCGGGAAGTGGTACTTCCCCTAACCAGGAACGAGTCGTAGGCTGAAATTACAGATAGTAATTGACTAGGCCTTGGAGGTACAACTGAATCCTCTCACTTCGCTTTATTCATGGAGTTAGTTATGTGGCGTATTTGGGCAAAAGCCTTAGGTGAAAAAGCAAGTTCATGTGATCGCGAGTCTGATAGAGTCGCTTTGATCCGGACTCTTTTAATCGTACAAGCCATCATAGCAAACATTTTTCTGATTGCAAATGCAATCCATCATTGGTAAGGAATAATTATGGTAGAAACAATTTCGGTTAAACGTTCATGGAACAAGTATGATGATAACACTCAGGAACTTCCTGAAATTGTTCCTAACGTCGTATTTAAGACTCGCGGTCGCGATGAGTCGATTGGCGGAGATAATCCGTATCGCTGGGAAGACAAGACTTCATTCGACTACTTTGCAAAGAAGCGTGTAGTTCTCTTCTCACTTCCTGGTGCCTTCACACCAACATGCTCGACATACCAACTTCCTGGCTTCGAAGAAAACTTCAAAGCGTTTAAGGAATTGGGTATCGACGACATTCTCTGTGTATCGGTCAACGATGCTTTTGTGATGAACTGCTGGGCTAAGCAACAGAAGATCAAGAAGGTGAAGATGATTCCTGATGGATCTGCTAAGTTCACTCATAAGATGAAGATGAGTGTCGCCAAGGACAATCTTGGTTTTGGCGAACGTTCATGGCGTTATGCATGTATCGTCAATAACGGCAAGATCGAGAAGTGGTTCATCGAACCTGGCATGGAAGACAATGCCGGAGAAGATCCATACGGCGAGACTTCTCCAGAAAACATCTTAAACTGGTTGAAAGAAAATGGATAATAAGAAGGTCGTAGCTGGAGTTGCTGGCATCGCAGTCGTAGGAATCCTTTCCTATTTTGGCTATCGCCTTGTCAAGGAACTCAACGAACTTGATATCGATTTCTTCGGAGAGAATATCGAAGATTCGTATCATCAGAGGTATCCAACCAAAAATGGCAACGAATAGAGCCACGACAAATGTGATGAATCGCAAGTGCGGTGACTGCACTGCATGTTGCGAAGGATGGCAGAGCGCGAATATCAATGGACATGAAATGTTCCCTGGTAGGCCATGTCACTTCTTTGGAACCACGTGTACTATCTACGAGTTTCGACCACAGACATGCACAAGTTACTTCTGTTCGTGGATGCTCGATGATAAGAAAGTATTTCCAGAATGGTTTCGACCAGATCTCTCAGGTGTGATCTTAACGCATCGCGATTGGGAAGGCGGATCATATCTTGAAGTACGAGAGACTGGCAAAGAAATAACGCCGAGCGTCTTGTCATGGATCTATGAATATGGCGCTCGTCATAACATGTATCTGCGAGTTCAGGTCAAAGGAACATGGCATAGCCACGGCGACCAACGTTTCGCAGAAAGCTTTCCTAACACAGATCGCTAAAATCTTTTTGAAAAAAACGCATTCGGACTTGTTCTGAGTGCGTTTTTTTGTGTACATTATATCGAAAACAATATAAGGTGGAACTATAATCAAGAAGGAAGAAAAAAATGATTAAGGTTTATCAGATCCAACTTACCAACGCCGAGATCGACATGATCAATGACGGTGAAACTAGCGATCGCATCAAGGCTTACTTCGATCGTAACTTCGAAGGTACTTTCAAAGCTGAGAACTTCCAGTATTACACTCACGTTGCAAACGTCGATACTCGCGATATGGAAGAAGCTTTCAAGTGCATGAACCTTTGGCATAACGACAAAGTACAGAAGGTGACATCCGCTGTTTCTTCGATGTCAGTCGGTGACATCCTCGAATATAACGGTCAGCTTTATTACTGCTCTTCGTTCGGCTTCACTCTGTTGGAGAATTACCAGCGTGACTAATTTTCTGGAAACCATCAAATGGCTCGGCACCATCTGTGTCATCATCGCCGCATCGTGCCGAGCCTTTGAGTTCCACGCCGTAGATCTTATTCTCTCGATCTTTGGTGCTGGACTTTGGGCTTACGTGGCAGTGGTTGCCAAGGATAAGGCACTGTTTGTTGTCAATGCCTTTATTGTTTCTATTTTGATTGTAGGAGTTATTGTATGAAGTTTGATCGTGTCCTTGCTCGGCGTTTAAAGAACGTTCTCGTGGCATCGAAGCGCGCTGAAAACCCTGCGTTTAAAGCGATGTGGCTAAAGAAGTTTGACGAGCTGTTCCTAAATGCTGAATAAATAACCTTACTATAGTTTTTTGTGAGGTGAATTTTGTCTACATTTATTCGTTCTAGGTTAAAAGCCTATCAGATCCAGCGTTTGGCTATCGACCTTTTTGGGTTCTGTAATGCCAAATGCTGGTATTGTCCTGTCAAGTACATTCCTCAGCCAGAATCTGGCATGAAGCAGATGCCTATCGAGGACGTCGAGAAGATCTTTCGAAAACTTATTGTCGAACGAGAGACACCAAATGGCGTAGTCAGTCCTGACTTCGAGCTCTTTCTCACCACACACTACAGCGAGGTGCTGCTTTACAAAGACTTCGAGAAGCTACTCGAGTTGGCAAAACACTACGGACTCAAGACTTTCATTCTGAGTAACGGTGTCAATCTCACTCCAGAAAAACTCGATATCATCAATAAGTATACTCCCTCTGTCATTCAGGAAATCGCACTCAACATTCCTGCTTATGAGAATGCAGAAGTTTGGTCCAAACGATCAGGCTTTCCTGCGAAACGATTCGATGATGTCATGACAAACCTTCAAAACTTGCATGATCATCCTGTGACACGTAAGTTACAAGGAAGAGTGAAGCTGATCGTCAATGGTGTCAACGAACTCTCGTTTAAGACAGGATCTTTGAAGAAAGGCCCAAAGTTTGAAGAACTTGGCATCGATCTTGACATGCAGACAGGCGAGCATCAGAGACAAGTAGATATTGCTACTAAGCTGTTCCCTAAATTTGACGTTGAGAAGTCTGATCTGATCGATCGTACTGGCCTTATCGGTCAGTATATTACCGAAGAAGAATACATGAAAGATCGTATGAAGAATCGTACGGTCGTTGGTTGTCAAAACTGGGGCGATCGAAACTACGAGTGGCTAAGCGTCAATTCAAACGGAGATGCAATCCTTTGCTGCAATGATTATAACTTTGATTATATCTTTGGTAACATTCTTGAACAAGAACTGAGTGAAATGTGGCACAGCGAGAAGCACGTCGAGACCATCGACAGAGCCTACAACAACATTTGTACAAAGTGTAGCGCATCAGTCACGAAATAGTATAAATAGTCCTATGGGTTACGATACTATATTCAAACTTATTGGTGATGTCGGATTCCCCATCGCAGCAGCATTGCTCGGTGGGGTTTTCGTTTACTTCGTTATCAACTACATTCTTGAGAGTGTCGTGAAGGCAATCAAGGGAATGCAGGGTATTATTATGGGGCTTGACAATCGAGTCAAGACAATGAACCATGATATTATTCGCGTTGATGCAGTTGTAAGTTCCGCTCTTGGTCTGAAGCCAGATCTCGACAGAATCGCACGAGCAGACGGGAAGAACGATGCTCGGAAAGATTAATGGATCCACAAATAATTGCAGAACTGGTAAAACAATATGGATTTCCAATTGTCGCAGCGGTCGGCATGGGTTATTTTGTGTGGTTCATCTATAAGTTCGTAACAGATAAACTAATGCCATTGATTGGCGAAACAAATGTAATTTTAATTGCGTTGATTGATCGTGTCCGTATGTTGGATAACGATCTTATTCGATTGAATCAGAAGGTGAACGTTGTATTGCAGATAAAGGAAGATCACAGTGAACATAAATCTAAAGATTGAAATCATCAAGATCTTCACACTTGAATTTAGTCTTTCTTCGAACAAAGATATACCTTTTAAGAGGGAAAAGAAAGATGAAAAAGAGTCTGCTCCTGCTAGCTCTGATACTAAGCAGCCCAGCAAAAGCTGATCCACTCGTACAGCAGTTTAAAAGTCCGTCCTTCAATGGATATGGATGGTCACAACATGTGCAGGCAATCGATGCGCAAGAACGTTCTCGTGAACAAGCAATCAAAGATGCAGAAGCAGCAAAAGCCGCTCTTGCAAAAGCTGAAGCTTCGAACACTCCGCTTGCAAAGTTTATGGCTCTGTTTACCTCTCAGGTATATGCTCAGCTAGCCACACAGCTTTCAAACAATCTCTTTGCCGAAGGTTCTGCTCAGCAAGGCATGTTCAATCTCGATGGTAACACAATTAGCTATGTAAAAACTGGCACATCTGTGACGTTGACAGTTGTCGACAAATTTGGTAACACGACAGTCGTGACTGTTCCTATCGCAACGTTTGCGTTTTAAGGAGAAGTCATGAAAAAGCTAATTTTACTTCCACTGCTTCTTGTCACAACTGCCTGCGCAGGCGGAGTGCATCCTCATCTCAATCAGTCGTATCTGATGAGAGAAGATGCCGAGGTAGAAAGATTTGCAAATCCTAAGTTGTTCAGAACTCTACCAGAACTTGACGGTCAGGTAATTCCGATTGCCATCTACTCGTTCACTGATAGAACAGGACAACGCAAACCTTCTGCTACTCAAGCCAGCTTTTCGACAGCCGTGACTCAAGGTGCAGATGCTTATGTTATCAAAACATTGGCAGATGTCGGAGATGGCAAATGGTTTAAACCAGTCGAGCGTGTAGGCATCGATTCTTTAATTAAAGAACGTCAGCTCGTAAGACAGATGAGAGAGCAACAACTCGGAGAAGGTGCTGAGCCACTTCCTCCTTTGATGGTTGCGGGTATCATTCTTGAAGGTGGTATTATTGACTATAGTTCAAATACCAAAACTGGTGGTAACGGTGCACGATTCCTTGGAATCGGCCCTTATCAACAGTATGCAGAAGATCAAGTTACTATTAGTATGCGACTCGTATCAGTACAGACAGGAGAAGTCCTGACCTCTGTCACTGTTGAGAAGAATCTGCTCTCTACGTCCGAGGGAGTGACAGCATTTAAGTTTTTTGACATGGCAACAAAAGCTTTTGAATTCGATGGACAACAAACATCGAATGAAGCAGGTAGTTATGCGATCCGTTCAGCCATAGAAACGGCCGTTGTGGAATTGATCAAGGACGGTGAACGTAAAGGTCTATGGAGATT